ACATTTCGGGTGAGTGCCTGTATAGCCATCCGCATTGCTTCGATAGCTTCCATTAACTCTCCTAATGCTTGTACAGGCATTGGGTTTGATGAACTTACATCTCCCTCACTAACTCCATCCGGCCCCATAGTTATTTTAACCCTTTGGTGCTGAATACCACCAATATCGTCAGATGCTATTTCAGGCCCTGTGCCTTCTGTATATTTTACATTATCTGCCATCTTATTGTAAGGTTAAAAGTCCGTTAGTTTGGTCAAAATCAACCGTTAAAGATTCACCCGAAAGCAGGGTGATACTGCTTCCGTAATCAAACCACCCGATAAGCGGTCCACCCGCTGCGGTAGAATTATACACAACCACATAGCGGAATGGCCCGGTACTTCCCCCTGTTGAAGTTAGGGTAGTGTCCGCAACCACTAACTTATAAAGTCCACCCGATTGAGCGGATGAAGTAGTGGTTAAATTTCGTGTGGATAAATTGGTGTAAGTGATTTCGGTAATGTTTGCAAGTACACTATTTCCGGCAACAGGTGCCGTGTTAGTTAGTGCAATGGTTAGCTGATTGCTCCCCAAGTTATGGGTGCCTTCGGCTACTGCTTCCACGAATGAGTTGAATTTATTGAAAACTGCCATCTGTAATTATTTATGCAAAATTACTCATAACTTTTCGATTTCAGCACCCCTGCAATCTTACGGGCAATACCCCACTTATTCGCTTGGTAGAGTTTCATGTCGGTAAGGTTAGTGATAAAGCAAACCTCAATTAACACCGTTTCCGCATCCGCTTTCATCCATGCCAAAGACCTCCGGGCCGTTAGCTTTTCCGGTCTGATTCCCCTATCCTTAAAGCCAACGGAAGTAAATATCTTAAGCAGGGATTGTGCTAACTCATGCTCAAATTTGCTCACGTTATCGGGTACTATTACCTCACTACCCTTTGCTTCCACGTTTGCCGATGCGTTCCAATGGATGTCAACTAAAATATCCCTTTTGCTGAACTTCCCACGCAGCCATGCAAGTGTCTGTGATAGTGCATTGGTATTGCTATCTGTAAGCGGTACAATGCCCTCTTTTTGCAGTTCAGCAACTACCATATCCCGTAATTCAATGGCTAAATCACGTTCGATGTAGCCGTTACCGGAAGCACCTGGATCCTTCCCACCATGCCCTGCTGATAGGATTATTTTTCTCGCCATAGCTTATAGATTGAAAGTAATATAATACCGACTAAAACAACGTATAACCAAAACGGCAGCCGTTTGGTTTCCTTGTTGCGATATTCCGACTGACTGAAAGCCGTTACGCTGCCTGTTGCCTTAACACTATCCTTTCGGATGCCGTTGATAACTTCTTTACTAGATGCCTTTACATTCTCATAGATTATCCTTTTGCGAAGGATAGGAACGGTTGTATAGGTTGTATCGAATAACTCTACCGTCTTGGTTTGGAACTCTATCCATTCTTGAAGTGTACGGGTGGTATCAACTACTGATACTCTTGTAGTATCGTATTCGTATATGGTAAGTGTTTCGGTTTTTCCCCTTGCTTTGTTTACTGAATTGCAGGAAAGCAGTACTAATAGTACCACTATTGCAATAAAAACAAACGGGAACCAATTAAACTTTGGGTTCTGGCTCATCTGGTAGGATTGCATAGTGTTCACCATTTGCGAGAATTGCGGAGAATACCTCCAATAGAGTTGGCAGGAAAGCGATAATAGTTGCTACGCTTGCCATTTGATGGTCATTGAGTTTGAATATCTGAAATACTGCAATGACGGTGGGGCCGGATAATAACCCGATAACCCTTTTTGATTTGCGGTACCATTTCGGAGCCGGCTTGTTTACGTTTGTAAGACTAATGTTTGTCTTTCCCATTTCTGTACTTATTTATGTTCACGAATATTGTTACAAGTGCCGATAGTATGGTGCAATACGTTGCCACATCCGATGCAGTCAAATGACTAAATACCCAAAAGGTGAGAGTTACCAGCAGTCCATTTATTCCTGCATCATTTGTTTGGTGTTCCATTGCTAACGCTTTATCAGTTTGTAAAAGTTGAGAATAAAATCATCTATGAGTGTGTTATCAGTACCCCATTGCTGCACTATGTGTGCAGGTATAGGCACGTTGCCATCTGTAACCTTCTTCCCCTTGCGGTCAAATGCTTCTACATAGGTATTGCAACCTTTCGTTGTATCCCTTGTAAGTCCAAACACTACCCATGTGATTTGAGTGATAGTGTCCTTTGTCAGTTTGTTGAACTCTACAGGTTTTACCTGTATGGATGCAGGGATAGTGTCTGCTTGCACTTGTACGGGTGCGGTTACTGATAATGTGATTGCGGTTGCGATTGCGGTGAGCATAGTATTAGAATTTAGATATTATTTTCCAGTTAGTGCCATCCGACATTATTTGTACGGTGGCATATTGTACGGATAGTGAATAAGTAGTTGCACCGTCAATAGTTTCGGATGCGTTACCATCAACGGTTATCGTACCTGCTCCCGAATTTTTTATGATTAGTATTCTACCTGTTCTGCCGGATGAAGCCGGAAGCGTAACGGTAAAAGTACCTGATGTGCAATCAATAACATAGTCATCATTAGTAGCGGTGTATGCCCCTGTTTTGGTAACGTATGCCTGTTTGAACCCGATGCCAGAGATTGACCCGTTAACTTGTAATTCATCCACTCCGTTATCGGTTGTGGTGTTCACCATTGTATTGCCACGAAGGAAAGTCTTTGTGATAGATGAGTTTCCGAGTGTTACGGTGTTACTGCCTTGACCTATTGCAGTATGTCCGAATACCATTTCGTTAGTATTGCCATTGGCAGACGAGCGAGTATCTTCACCAATATAAATAGATGTGTTTGATGTTTGGTTAGCACCTCCTCCGCTTATCCTTCTACCTGCATCATAACCAAAAGCGATATTGGAATATCCTGTTGTATTTTCAAACATAGATATAGCACCTATAGATACGTTTCTATATCCTGTTGTATTACTTACCAATGTAAGGTGTCCGATTGCCATGTTCTCATATCCAGACGTATTGGATTCCATTGACGACGAACCAAATGCCACATTTCTATAACCGGAAGTATTAGATTTCAAAGTATTTAATCCGAAAGCATCATTAACATAACCTGATGTATTTGTTTTTAATGCACTAAATCCTATTGCAGTATTATAATATCCTGAAGTATTATTTAATAAAGCATCTACACCAACAGATACATTTTGGTTAGCTGCTGAAGTACTACTTAAACCACCCCCACCAATCCATATATTTTGACCTACTCCTCCATTATAATAAGATGAAATACTAACCGTCTGCCCTGATGTATTAACCTTCAATGTAGATGCAATTGCACTCCCACTCACCTGCAATTTATCAACTCCGTTATCGGTGTTGGTGTTGATTAATGCAGTACCATTAACGGCTAATTTAGCAGCAGGAGAGGTGTAACTGATACCGAGATTGCCTCCGTTGCCTACTGCGGTTAATGTAAGTAATTGTGTACCATAATTTCCAAAAGTTCCTTGTCCGATAGAAAAGTCCGTATTATGGTTTCCTCTCAAAGTCCAGTTATTGTCCGAGGAAGCACCATATAATTGTAATTCGGGAGATGAAGTACCCGCATTTCCTCCATATACTCTTATTTGTGATGCTGATGTATCTCCTCCTGCTTGTAATCTTGCCGCAGGACTTGCCGTACCTATCCCAATTCTTCCCAATGGACTGATAGTCATAGCAACCGCAGATGCAGAATCCACAATGGATGAGTTACCGATAGTTGTACTTGCCGTGAATTTCGGCACTCTATTAATCGTACCACTACCACTAATACCACCTCCTCCACCTGCCCCTACTTTCTGCCATGCCCTCTTATACCTTACATACAATGCCGAATCAGCAGGTCTAATCAGTATCTGTGAACTATCAGCAGGGGTCATTGCGGAAGTATCACGGGTAGGAATACCGATACCATTCACATAACGAACACGGCTACCCGTTTGCTGCCATTGAGCGGATGCACCAACAGATAAAAGTATTGCACAGATTGTTAAAAACTTTCTCATATTATTGAACTAAAATTATAATTTTTTCACCTGCAAAGAACGGCACATTACTATCAACGGTTAAAGTACCACTACCCACCGTCCATACTACACCCGTACCCGGTGAACCGGTATAAGCAATAGTTTCAAACGATGTACCACCTCGTGAGCCGTATATCATTGTCTTACCTGCCCCACCCGGTATAGCTATGGAAGTTTCACCACCACCGGCAGTATATTGCAGCACCTGTGTTGTAGTACCTTGTATAACGATGCCCGTTGGCGTTACGGTGGTTCCTGCTAACGAATAAACCCCTGTACCTTGATAACTTACCTGATAAGTAGCGATGTCCTTATTTGCGCCCGTAATGGTGAAGGATTGAAGCCATGCCAAACCCGATACTATCACCAATCCCCCAGCAGTACCATTGTCAATGACAAACTTCAATGATACCAACTCCCGATTCAGTTGGCTATTCAGCATAAACAAGTAAGAGTAATCATCCAACACAACAAGTCCGTCCGCTTGTATTGACCATGATGCGACATCCGGTCTTGACTGCCTAAACCATGCACTACTGATATTGGTAGTTTCCATTGCATCCACCTCTACCGAAAACGTGCAAGTCCTTGCACACGCAATGAGATTGTCAGTCATTGCTATCGAATTGTACCTATAAAGGTTTAATTTTTGTCCGGTTACTGGTGTCATAGTTAGCAGAGTTCTCCTTGAGTTAATGAATCAATACCATAAGGCACCGGAGTTGTTTTCGAGCAAATGAATTGATCTGGTGGCAAAGTTAATGCAACTTTTGGAAGTCCCTCACAGTCTGTGTACTCACCCGACCAAAAATCACCCGTATAATTATAGTACTTGTAACATGGCACAGGTGGGGTTTCCTGCAATGATGAAATAAGAGTATAGGTCAATATTTCATTTCTCGTTTGTATTGCCGTACCTGACAAAGTATTGTTAATGTAATCAAAAGTACATTGTCCTAAAATGAACCTAGATGAATTAACATTAATAACACCGGATGGATCCTGTACCCCTATCGTATGCAACAACCCTGCAACGTATGTACCTGTAAATAAGTTGTAATGGGTGAACTGCATATTGATATTCGCCTTTGCGTAGATGTTGTATAACTGGCTGAATAGCAATGTGGCAAGGTTTGAATAACTTCCGCTAATGCCAAAACGAGTGAATCCAGTTAAAGCATTGTCTGTTACAGACAAAAGCGATTGCAGTTGCGTTACGTTTAGTAACGGAAACTGATTACCTATAGGAGTTGTTATTTGTTTCTTATACTGATTACTTGCCGTTTGATTGAATAAAACTTGTTTAGGGCCATAGACAGATTTCGCTTTTCTTTTCACATTTGCAACAAACATATTAGATATACCAGCCGATGTCACCCTAAATTCTATTGATAAAGTTCCTGTAATTGGCGATGGATTTGTTACAATGGTTTTAGTTTCTAACGCTGTATTGTTTTTTGGTTCTTCAAAATATAGAAAACTATTGAACCATTCAGGCGCACCAGATACCAACCTCCCCCAAGCATACACGGTGGCACCGCTTGTAACGCTTATGCCTATTTCCATATCCCCCGTTGATGCAGTAATACATTGAAATTCTATTTCTAAAATATCCCCTTCACTTACAAGGCCGCATGATAATGCAGTAAATGTTGATTGAGTACTTCCAGATGTAAACCTTGCACCATATACACCGCTTTCCGGACCCATTACAAATGTGCCACCACTCCCCAATGTTCTGCTCCAATTCGTAGGAACACCGGAAGTAAGTAAGGCAAGGTTTCCGTTATCAACCGTATTTTCAGGGTAATTCAATTCACCGGTTAGCTCAAGTGAATTAAATGACTTCTTAATTATTTTAGTTTGGCTATTTTCTACAAAGTAAAATGGTACTGACCCATTATCTTGATACGGCTGAATAGTTCTATTTATAGGCACATTCGATAAGGTATCTGTAGAAGATACCCCATCTGTACGGAATACCCGAATCGTATCAGATGCCCTTTCATTTACGGAAGTTATCCACCATTCCCCACCCGATTGATATATTTGCGCACCGTGAGCAATGCAAATATCTTCGAGTACATCATAGCAGTTTTTATAAGTATAATCGCTATTAGTCCAACGGGCAGGGAAGATGTGAGTATTGCGAATGTATGATGTAGTTGTACTATGTGCCGTTGCATAGTAATTGATTGCCGAATTGATATAGTACTGCACCGGAAATTCGATATTCTTTAAGCAGTTGCGAATGATTTGCAGTAATGATTCGGATGTATTGATATTTGCAGATGTAGGAACGTATGGTACTGATTTTAGCAATCCTAACCCATCCACGCAAATAATATCAACAAAGTTTCTGCCCGTTGTAAAAGCTATGCTAATGCTATCCATTAAGACATAGCCCTGCCATACAAAATAAGTGCCACCATTGGCCGAAAATCTTACATAGTACTTTTTATCGTCTGTTGAAACAAGGTCGGGGTATGGCCCTGTAAAGTCGGTAAAATCGGCTCTTATGGTGAATAGTGTAGGAAGTACGGGCTGAAAAGGATCATCACCGGAAGCAAGGCACTCCAATAAAAATGGACTATTTCCTGTGTCTACGCTATACACGGAACCTGTGTAATCATTTTCCCATATTTCAGCATCATAGGTTAACCCTGACTTGCTAATTGCAGAAAATGTATATTTCTTCCCGTATGCCATGTTAAGTTGTTAATGCTCTAAATGTATTCGTTCTACTTTGTGAAAGCCATATATCGTTACCTCTCACTACACCCTCCACCACTACCCTACTATTGCCTCCACCCATCTGCGATGCCGATGCGATTATAGACCGCATTTGGTCGGGTCTAACGATATGCTCTGTGCCGTGTAGCATTACAGGATAGCCGGATTTAGGGCCGGATACTGTACCGCCTTCGGAGAAACCGAGAAGTTTGCCGAGAAGTGAAAGGAACCCACCGCCTTTCTTACCACCGCCAACTGTACCACCCATTAATGATGCCCCTACTGCTTGACCGCCTTTAAATGCAGCACTTCCGCCCATAGTTAATGCAGACATAATGCCCTGAAATATTGCCGCCTTTGCTGCTGCCATTGCAATATCAACCGCTAACCTTTTGAACATATCACCCAATGCAGTACCAATGTTTTGACCGTTTATCATAGCATTGAACATTCCAGTCATTGATTGCGTTAAGTAGTTTGCAGTATCTGCTGCGAATGCTTCATCTTTCTTTTGCTTTAACATACTCAAAGCCATTGATTGTTCTCCAAGTGCTTTGGTTAATGTGTTGTTAGCAGTAGTGGTTAACTGAATGTTGGTTAGGTCTCTTTGTTGGGGAAGGTTAATGCCTGCACTATCTACCGTTCCAGTTTCTAACCTACCCATATTTGCTTTTAACCTATTAAGGGCAGTTTGTTCTACTATTAAATTGTTATAGTATTCAAGTTCTTTTTGTGCTTTTACATAAGCATCTATTTCTGCTTTTGTTGTGTCAGCTGCGCCTCCCGGCTTTGTTCTTGACCCTGCTAATGTTTTCTCTAATTGTATAGCTTGTTCATTCAGCTTATTAGCTGAATCTAAAAGGAAGTTTTGTTGTGTGAGTGATTTGTTTACATCATTTGAAACAGTTTCTGCAAGATTCATGTTCTTAAAGAAGGACTTTGTTGCGTTCATAGCAAATTCTATCCAATCTTTATCAAAATCAAACATCTCTCCACTTACCAATCTTGCATTTAACTCTGCTGCTTTTGCTTGAAATACGTTTGCTTGTGTCCTCAACTGCATAGCTTTTACAACCGTTGCAGTATTTTTGACCATTAATTCCTCCGCTTCCTGTATGCTATTTGCATAACCTATGCTACTACCTAAACTATCATTATACTTATCAAGTGCTTCTTTTTTACTTAATACTCCTGCCCTTGCTGAATTGAAGGCATCCTTTACATCATAAACCTTTATGTTAAAATCAGTTATTGATTTAGTTTGTGCTTGCATTGCATCGGAAGCATCCTTCGACCCCCTTGTCCAGTTCGCTAACCCTATTTGAGCAAATGATAAAGCTGCAACAATACCTGAAAAGGCAAGCCCGGCAGCACCGGCAGCAGGAACTAATTGAGTTAAGTTGTTCGATATAGCATTAAAACCATACGGCAAATCCTGTATAACTCGACTCATTCCAGTAAAGTCAGTACCCAACTTCTTTACTCCTTTACCACTATTACCTGCTGCTTTCTCTACTCCATCAAGTGAAAGGATAGTTTCCTTAATCGCTGCAATGGCTTTCTTATTGTCAGCACTAATTAATATTTCGAGTTTTTCCGG